GCAGCACCTAAGCTACGAGGATCATATCGTACTAACATACGTCCCTTATGATAAGCAGATTTAACTACCTGAAATCTAAATTTAATTGAACCTTGCCAATATTTAAACATTTGCGCCATATGACACGCAGGAATCATATGTAATTCTTTTCTAAGTGTTGGTGTTGTATAATTCACAGACCTAAAAAGATCTGGAGCTACACGACAATTAAATAACATATCACCAGGTGCGGCATCACTAGTCCAGTTAAAGGTAGTCAAATAAGACTCTCTCTTAACATAATCTAATACTGCCATCTCATCCTTGCCTTCAAGTCCTGTAACCCTAGGGTCAACAGTGACTTCATTCTTGGAATCTAGTGTTAATTTATTTACAGGATCTGCAGCATCCACATTAGAAACGTTACCCAAAGGTACTGGTTTCATAATAACTGGATCTGTAATCACTGCTGGTCTACTATAACCAAATAATCGTGCCACATCACCTACACCACTAGCTACTATTTCCGTAGCGCGTGCATAAGGTCTTATTAATGGTATGCTTTTTAACATCCCTGCTGCTTTCGCAACAGCGGAAGCTGGTTTAGAAATAATTCCTTGACCATACTCATCACCTGAATTCATAGTTCCAGATTGAGATGGTAATGCAGGAAGTCCTTGGGAAGTTGGCATTGTTAATGTAACATCAGTAGCCCATAAATATACATTTATGGTTACTGGGTTACCTACGTCAGTATGTCTCAAATTTCCAAAGGATCGAAATACAATTTCTCCTAAACCATCCGTAATACCCGCTTTTGTTAGTGGAATGTAATTCTCTTTATAAAAATAAGGAATTTCTAAAACTCCACCAGCATTCAAAGTTGGATTAAGGAAAATATGGGGCTTCTGAGAAGCTCCAACCAAATCGGCATCTAATGCAGCACCAAGACCACGTTCTATTGTAACTTGATCAAATCCACTTAAAGGATTATATGATACTAAAGCTCTGCCATAATGAAATGGTGTTCCACTAATTAATACTTTCATATGCAAATTCATGCGTAAAAGTTCAAAATTAGCAATCTTATCCCGGATAAAAGGATTAGTTAAATAAGCTGTCCATGGGTTTAATTCCTCATAAAGGGGAGTATTAATAGCCCATTGGTAAGTCGCCACATTAATAGGACGACATAGAAAATTACCTAAATCGCTATCAGAATTGTTCGCCAAATTGAATGTAGAATCTGGTGCTGTGGGCACAGTAGTGTTCCACCCAGCAGACTCATCAGCAAAAGTCGTGATCTCTGCTTTCGCAGTATCATCAGCCATGCTTACATTCATTGTAGCAGACTGAGAAATATACATTTGATCTCTCAACTGTGCATTCTCTAACTGCAAAATTCTAAGTTTAGATTGTAATCTCCTCACATGACCGTATTTTCTCGCGAGATCACTCTCGAGAGCAGCTATACGATCGTAAGCTGTACTCCTTATTAAAGGCAAAGGAGAAATGCCTAAGTGAGTACTCTTATCGAGTACATCTTCATTTTCAAAATTAGTAATGCATATTTATTTAATAACACAAGTTTTCGCATCAAAATACTCGTGTCAGAGCTTCTCTTATTCGTGGTTTCAAGCCACTCTGCTAAATAACAGTACCTTTCGAGGAAGGTTCAAGACTAATGAGTTTTCGTCATCGAAAATAAGGCTGGAAGTTCCTTGTTTCAGATGCGTAACTACCTCATTAGGGTTCTTTGGTTTTTATTGCATGTGACCAACGCAATATCAAAATTGTGAAAAATTTATCCACCTACTTTTCAGTAGGAGGATATGGGTTTTCAGCCCATGAATACTTATCACAGTACTTAAGGATCTGCTCCCTGTAAGTAGGGAAATGTCCTATAAGTCCAATGATATTGCATTCTTCTGCAACTTGTTTAAGTTGTGCGCATCTTTTGGTGTATATTTCATCACCAAAATGTGCATACTTATCAAGTGCATCCTTAATTGTACATGCGGCATGTAATTGTTCATTAATTGCTGAACGACCATGTGCATGCAACATTTTACTGATTGAGGATTCTTCAATTCTAGCTCTGTAAAGCTGTAATTCATCATCCCAAACAGCATTGTGTTTTAAGAAACCTGCCTCAGACCCATCTATAAATGGAACTGATTCAGCTTCTTTATCTGCCATAGTATATGTAATGTCACTCTCGCTTAATACGCGTGCTATGTTTGTATGATTATACGCATCGTAACCTTTCTTGACGGTCATGATATTATCATCTCCATATGTCATTAAAGCTACCACTTCTTTGAATAATGGTACTCTCCACCATTTTTCTTCAGCTGCTATCTTATAATAAACATAACGCATATATAAACTATTGACTAAAGAATTTGTAACGACAGTCAATGGATGCCCAGATGGGTTAGATCCATAAAACTGTACCAACGTTCCGAAAAAATCGTATGTTGGTGAACAAATTTCAGTGGCAATACCACGCATGATTGTCAAATCATCTGCGTCATAATTTCCACTTTCTTCAGCCAAATTGATCAAAATTTTGAAACTTGCCAACATAACTCTGGGAGACATTCTACCATCAAATGATTTATAATCACCTGCGACGGTTCTATGTTTCCCAAATTTATAAACATGTTTCATCATAGTTGTCCATTCGGGTGATTCAACATTTAATCCAACAGCACACTCAAAAACTTGTCTGTTTTCCTGCATTAATGCAGAGATTGTCAAAAAATACTTCCTCACTAACATGATGAAATAAATATTACAACCTGCGAAAACTCTAACTTTCTTCTTGCCAATTTTTGTTGGCTCATCTTTAAGTGATGCTTTAAATACTGCGTTGATTCTATCTCCATTTAATAATACTTTCTCCAATCGTGCTATTTCCACTAGCACTTTGGGATCGACATCAAGAGGACGTGTGATACCTTTCACTTTCCTCTCTGAAA